GCTATTAAAAATTCTCGTATTAAAAATTCTATTGCTATTGGAATAAATCCTGATTCTATTGAGTGGACACAGCTTGCTAATTATTTGCTTGAAAATTCCACAAAAATTGTTACACTTGATTATTCAAATTATGGTCCTTCTTTGATGTCCCAACTTGTAGCGAGCGCCAATAATTGTGTGAGTGAGTGGTTTGTATATAATAAAGCTAGTTTAGAACATGTAAATAGAGTTAAATGGTTGCTAGATGTAGATATACTCAATCCTGTACACCTAGGAGCCAATGTAGTTTACCAAACTTTGAATGGCATTGCGTCAGGTTCTCCCCTTACTGGCGAAATGAATTCAATTCCTAATTTGTATTATATTAAATTGTCATATCTTGAAATTATGTTAAATAAAGATCCGTCGCGGGCGACAATGGCGGATTTTCATGAAAATGTTAGGTTAGTTGTTTATGGGGACGATTTAATTATGTCTATTCATGATAACGTTATTGAAAATTTTAATGCTATAACTATCCATGATGCTCTTCAAGCTCATGGAATTAAAGTAACTTCTGCTCAAAAAGATGCTAAATTAGAACCTTATTCAGATATTTTTAATTCAACTTTTTTGAAACGTAGTTTTGTACCTCACCCTTGTCGACCCGGAATTTATCTGGCACCTGTAGATCGCGTTAGCGTTGAAGAGTGTGTCAATTGGATAAAGGCTGGAGTTAATGAGGATGAGGCTCTTTTGGAGGTTTGTCGTGCCTCTCTTGACTTAGCTTTTGGCCATGGAGCTGAGTATTATGAAAATCATTATAAAAATTTAAAAACTGCTTTAAATAGATTGGGCTTATCTATTACCTGTAAAACATGGCAAGAAAGAGACGAGGAAATCTTTGGAAACAAGGATGAAATTGTCGATTTCGACTCTTATTCTTCTAAACTTAAAAAACAAACTAATATGGATTGGTTCTATAGGTTAGGGGATTTAGTTGTAAATGTGTAAATTAGTTTATAATGTATTGTTATGTTGTAAATATTTTTAAATTGTAAGTAATAACTTGAACTGTTTATTTACCTGGAATTCTAGCCTCTTTTGAGTGCTCGAGACCGAAGCCGCCACAAACCAGTGGAAGGTGAACGTTTGCTGGATGACCTTGATGTCTAAACAGTCTTGCAATTTTTGAAGCTGGGTGGAAGCCCCCCCCTGGTTTCATTTTTTCA